GCCGCTGCTGGCACGGGTTCGGCGTCGGCGGCGTCAGCGTCAGACTCCGATGCTGCGGGCACTGCCGCCGGCGAAGCGGCAGCCACGGCTGAAGGTGCCGCGACGGCCGCCGGCGTCGCGCAGGCCAGCGGCACGTCGGACGCCACGGGCGCAGGGACGGCGACCGGGTCGGCGTCAGGGACCGCCACCGGCACGGCCGCGGCTGACGCTGCAAGCGAGTCGACAGCCGCAGGCGTAGGGTCGGCCGCTGGTACGGCGTCGGTCGAAGGCGACGCTACGCCCTCGGGGTCAGGTGTCGGCGATGCGGCTGGCAGCAGTTCGGCCACCGGTGTCGGCGCCCAGGTCGCGTCGGCTGTCGGCAGCAGCCCAGGCGTTGGGTCAGCGTCGGCTGTGAGCTCGAGCACGGCCTCGGGTCTGGGGAGTGCCACCAGCACGGCGTCGGTCGAGGGCGTGGCCGACGGGCCACCCGAACCCGAAGAAGTGCCCTTCTATCGGGTGGTGATCCAAGCGCCTGACCCGGCCGGCCCGACGTCGCTGGAACCCGAAGAACGGTCGACGCTGACAACGATGGTCGTACCTGAACGGTCGATCCGCGTCACGCTGCCGACACCACCTGGAGAAGACGAACCATGATCGCACCAACGCATCTGAAGGTGATCCGCGGCGAACCCTGCGAGATTGACATCCAGCTGGGCGACATCGGCAGCCCAGCGCCGACGGTGACGTTCACGTTGGCCGAAGAACGCAATTCCTCGGACAAGCTCCACACCGCTGACTTCGAAGATCAAGGCGGGTCTCCGCACACCTATCGCCTGACGCTGTCGCCAGACGACACGAACATCGACCCGGGCACGTACTACTGGGACGCCTGGCGAATGGACACCCCCCAGCTGGTCGGCATCGGTACGCTGACCATTCAGGGGGTGGTGCGCCTACCGTGACCACGTTGGTAGGTGGCCTGTGCCCTTCGCACCACGTCGCCTCTGCGGCTGTCCTATGGGGAGCCCTCGGCATACCTGCCAGGAGCACCGCAACGATGGGAGGCCCTTCCACTGGGTCTACGACGATCGCCGCTGGCGTCCCCTGTCACGCAGGGTCAGGCAGGAAGAGCCCCTGTGCATGCTGAAGCTGCCAGGGTGCACGCTGGTGAGTGAGGTGGCCGACCACATCGTGCCGCATCGAGGGGATGAGTCCTTGGCCTTCAACAGGGCCAACCTTCAAGGCGCGTGCAGGTCGTGCAACTCGGTGAAGGGCACTCGAGCACGCTGAGCAAGGGGACAGGGGGGGTATGCAAATGTTCAAGACAACGCGCGCTCCCCACCGCAGGCGCCCACGCGCACTTGAAAGGGCCAAGCAAGATCTGGCCTGAAATTGAAAGTTGTTGATTTAGGTCACGGGGGGGAGGCGGCCATGGGTTGGGGAGGCAAGCGGCACGGTGCGGGGCGGAAGCCGAAGCCGAAGCTGCCGGCGACGGTGCTGAACCACCCGTCGGTGCCGCCGCCGTCCACGAACTACCCGCCCCCGCCGCTGGAAGAGTTTGACGCCCCGGATTCCCTGACAGCGGACGAGCGGAAAGTGTGGCTGACCCAGGCGCCGTTCGCCTTCAAGGCCGGGACGCTCACCAAGGCGTCGGCCCTGTCGTTCGAGCGCTACTGCCGGATCGTCGTGCTCGAGCAGAACGAGGCCCGCAGCTCAGGGATGGGCGGCTCGAATCACCGCGGGCTGATGAAGCAGATCAACGCCTACGAGCTGCAGTTTCTGCTGACGCCGTCCGGGAAGGCCATGCCGGCGTTCGAGGCGCCAGCGGCCGAGCCGGAAAGCAAGCTCTCGAAGTTCCGCCGGTAGGGAGAACTTGCGAAGTTCTTCCGGTTGACACATGGACCCAGTAACCCAGTTCGCCGCGGACGTCGTCGCCGGGAAGACCATCGCCAGCCGACTGGTGCGGCAGGCGTGCCAACGGCACCTGACCGACATGGAGACGGCCGCGGCCCGGGGGCTGGAGTTCCGGGTAGCCGAAGTGCAGCGGGCGGTCGACTTCTTCGCGGAAATCCTGGTGCTGCCGGAGAACACGGACGCCGGCGAAGTCGTGGACAAGGACGCGGACGCCGGCGCCGTCCGGCCGTTCGTCCTGGCGCCGTGGCAGGCGTTCATCGTCGGGTCGGTCCTGGGTTGGTACACGGTGCAGGGGTTCAGGCGCTACCGTGAGGCCTACATCGAGACGGCGAAAGGGTCGGGTAAGACCCCCTTGGGCGCCGGCATCATGCTGTATCTGCTGGTGGCCGACGGGGAACGCGGGGCGCAGGTGTTCCTGGCGGCGGTGACGCGCGAGCAGGCTGGCCTGGCGTGGAAGGACTGCGAGGCGATGGTGAAGTCGTCACCGGAGCTCCGCGGCCTGCTGGGCGAAGCCGGCATCCGGGCGAACGAGTTCCGGGTACCGGAAGACGGGTCGTATCTGAAGCCGATCTCGTCCGAGAAGCGCGGCCTGGACGGCAAGCGCGTGCACGGGGCCCTGGTCGACGAGCTGCACGAACACGCCACGCCGATCGTGGTCAACAAGATGCGCGCCGGGACCAAGGGGCGACGCAACGCGCTGATCGTGAAGACCACGAATTCCGGGTTCGATCGGACGTCGGTCTGCTGGGCGCACCACGAATACAGCCGGAAGGTGCTCGAGGGCACGGTGTCGAATGACGCCTGGTTCGCCTTCGTCTGCGGACTGGACCCGTGCCAGGCGTGCCAGGACAAAGGGAAGTGGTTCCCGTCGGACGACTGCCCGACATGCGACCGGTGGGACGTCGAGGGCCCGCACTGGCAGAAGGCGAACCCGAACCTGGGCGTGTCGCTGCCGTGGCAATACGTGCGGGAGCGGGTCAGCCAGGCGAAGGGGATGCCGTCGGAAGTCTCGGACGTGCTGCGGTTCAACTTCTGCGTCTGGACGCAGGGGGCCAACCGGGCGATCGACATGGGCCGCTGGGCGGCGTGCGCGCCGGTGCCGGAGGACGACGCGCTGGTGGGCTGCGACGCGTTCGGCTGCCTGGACGTAGGCGAGACGGACGACTTCACGGCGTGGGGCCGGCTGTGGGACCTGGGGAATGGTCAGGTCGCCGTCAAAATGCGCTTCTGGGTGCCGCAGGTAGCGCTCGAGCGGTATCCGAACCGGCCGTATGACGAGTGGCGGCGGGCGGGATTGCTGACGGTTACCGAGGGCGACGTGACCGACTACGACTTCGTCCGGAAGGCGATCGCCGAGGACTGCCGGGCGGACGGCATTCAGTCGGTGTTCTACGACCAGCGGTCCGCTCGAGAGACGGCGCAGCTGCTCATGGCCGAGGGCATCCAGATGGTGCCGATGCTCCAGGGATTCGCCATGAACGAGGCGATCTCGAAGCTGCTGGCGTTGGTCGTCGCCGGTGACCTGTGCCATGGCAACAACGCGATCCTGACGTGGATGGCGTCCAACCTGGTGGTGCTGTCGAATTCGGAAGGCAAGCGGCGGATCGCCAAGGAGCGGTCGCCGGAGAAAGTGGACGGCATGGCTGCGATCGTCATGGGGATCGACGGGGCGCTCGTCCGACGGGAGCGGACGAAGCCGAACTACCAAGTGTTTATCGTCGGTGGGCGCGCATGAGCGACCAGCATCAGGTGCTCATCGTTGGCCGCAGGCCTCGCAGGCCTCGGGCCGAGGCGAATAGCTTCGTACGGTCGTTGCGCCTGTCCCCGCGTGAGGATGAGCGAGTACGTCAGGCGGCACGAGTGAACGGCCAGAAGTTCGCGGAGTTCGCCCGAGACGCACTGATCACCGCGGCCGAAGACTGCCTGGAATCGGAACCGGATACGTAATACGTATAACTGCGGCGGCCTGAACATGGGACGGCCTGTCCCATGCAGCCGGAGCGCGCGTACAGCACCTTCCAGATCAAGGGCGTTGATCACGAGCAGCGCATCATCGAGGGGTACGCCTCGACGCCAGAGCTCGATCGAGGCGGCGACGTCATGGATCCGGCCGGCGCGAAGTACCGGCTGCCGATGCCGCTGCTGTGGCAGCACAAGCAGGACAAGCCGATCGGGCACGTCGTCACGGCACGCATTGCGTCTGGTGGGATCTACATCAAGGCGCAGATCGACAAGGGTGTGCTGCCGTTCATCGACGAAGCCTGGTCCCTGATCAAGTCCGGTCTGGTCGGCGGGTTCTCCATTGACTGGCTCCCGCTCGATCGCCCGGAGATGTCCGGCGGTGGTCGGAAATACGCCAAGTGGGAATGGCTGGCGACGAGCGTCGTCACGATTCCCATGAATCGGTCCACGTCGATCGCTCTCGTGAAATCCATCGATGCCGCGTACCTCGCCGCGCCTGGCGCTGGGTCGCGCATCTCCGTACACCCACCCGGCGATACGGGTCTGCAAAGAGGCAAGGTCATGAAGCCCATTTCCGAACAAGTGACGGCCGTGAAGGCCGACCTGCAGACGAAGTCTGCCAGGCTCGAGGAACTGATCAACAAGAAGAAGGACGAAGGCGGCCTGGACGAGACCGAGACGACCGAGCTGGCCGGCCTCAAGACCGCGGTGAAGTCGCTGAACGAGGACCTCGACGACCTGTCCACCCTCGAGATTGCGCAGGGCGCGCAGGCCAAGAACGTCACGCTGCGCCCGGGTGAGGCACGACGCGTGCACGCCCCGGACACGCTGCCGAAGGTGGAAGTGAAGGCGCTGCCGAAAGGCACCGGCTTCACCCGCTACGCCATGGCGGTCGCAGCCGGCAAGGGTTCGTACTCCGACACGCTGGCCTACGCCAAGCGGTTCGAGGGCGAGACACCGGAGGTTGCGGCCTACGTGAAGGCGATGTTCGGGAAGGCCGTGGAAGGCACGACCGTGAACAACTCGCCGGCATGGGGCCATCAG